TAGAGATGAAAGCAAACAATCAATATTTAATCTTACAAAAATATATCAACAGATTGATTATAACGATTCTATAAATATAGCTCATCATGTTACGCAAGGAGGTTTTTATTGGAAAGATGGAATAAAAGATTCTAAGGTAATATGGAGCCCAAATAAAAGAGGAAGATTTTTTGTATCTTACATCCCCAAAGCTACCCTTCAAAATAATGTTATTATTAAAGGTGGTAAAAAATATCCAGGGAATGAACACATAGGGTCATTTGGTTGTGACTCGTATGATATTTCTGGAGTAGTTGTTGGCAAAGGTTCTAATGGAGCTTTACATGGTTTGACTAAATTCAATATGGATGATGCACCAAGCAATGAGTTTTTTTTAGAATATATAGCTAGACCACAAACTGCTGAAATCTTTTTTGAAGAAGTTTTGATGGCGTGTGTTTTTTATGGTATGCCAATTTTGTGCGAGAACAACAAACCAAGATTGTTGTATCATTTTAAGAACAGAGGATACAGAGGTTTTTGTTTAAACAGACCAGACAAAACATATAACAAACTATCAAAGACAGAAAGAGAGTTAGGTGGTATACCTAATACATCAGAAGACGTGAAACAATCTCATGCTTCTGCGATAGAATCCTATATAGAAAAACATATAGGTTTTGATTTGGAAGGTAATTATAGAGATAGAGATCAGATAGGTACAATGTATTTTCAAAAAACGCTAGAAGACTGGGCAAAATTTGATATTTCTAATCGAACACGATTTGATGCTTCGATTAGTTCTGGACTAGCAATTATGGCAAATCAAAAACACTTGTACACTCCAATTCAAAAACAATCAAAAATAAGCATTAACTTTGCAAGATATAATAACACTAACTCGCTAAGTCAATTACTTAATAGATGAAAGAAGTAGAAATAAACATTCAAGCAGCTGCTTTCCCCGATCAGTTTGCGTCCGACTCAGTAAAAGATACAGTTGAATACGGCTTACAAATAGGCCAAGCCATACAATACGAATGGTTTCGTAGAGATAATGGCAGTTGTAGATTTTACAATCAGTGGGGTGAGTTTATGAGACTACGGTTATATGCAAGAGGGGAACAATCAATTAAAAAATATAAAAACGAATTAGCTATAGACGGCGATTTATCTTATTTAAATCTTGACTGGACACCTGTTCCAATTATTCCAAAATTTGTAGATATAGTTGTCAATGGTATGGCTGACAGATTATTCAAAGTAAATGCGTATGCGCAGGATGCTATGTCGGCTGAAAAAAGAAATGAGTTTCAACAAATGATTGAAGGAGATGTTGTAGCAAGACCACTATTTAATCAGATTGAAAGTGATATGGGTATTAATTTGTTTTCTACAAACCCAGATGAATTGCCAGAGTCTGATGAAGAAATGGAATTGTATATGCAAATGAAGTATAAGCCAGCTATAGAGATAGCAGAAGAAGAAGCTATTAATACTTTGTTTGATGAAAATCATTATAATGATATTAGAAGTAGAGTTGATTATGATATAGCTACTCTAGGAATTGGAATAACTAAACATCAATTTTTAGCTGGGCAAGGAGTGAAACTGGATTATGTTGATCCAGCAAACGTGGTATATAGTTATACCGAAGACCCATATTTTAAAGATTGTTTTTATTGGGGTGAAATTAAAACAGTGCCAATGACTGAGTTAATTAAAATTGACCCTACATTAACCAATGAAGATTTAGACACAATAGCAAAGTATAGTCAGTCTTGGTATAATTATTATAACAACCAACAGTTTTTTGAAAACAGTATGTTTTATAGAGACACGGCTACTATATTATATTTTAATTATAAAACTACTCACTCTTTTGTTTATAAGAGAAAAAAATTAGCTGACGGAAGTTATAAGACAGTAGAAAAAGACGATCAGTTTAATCCACCTGAAGAAATGATGCAGGAAGGAAACTTTGAAAGAGTAGAAAAAAAGATAGATGTGTGGTATGATGGTGTTATGGTTATGGGAACGAATATAATGTTAAAATGGGAATTATCTGAAAATATGGTTAGACCAAAATCTGCTAATCAGTTTGCGATGCCTAATTATGTAGCGTGTGCTCCTAGAATGTATAAAGGAGTTTTTGAAAGTCTTGTAAAAAGAATGATTCCTTTTGCCGATTTAATTCAAATGACTCATTTAAAAATACAACAAGTTGTAGCGAGAGTAGTACCAGATGGTGTGTTTATTGATGCTGACGGACTGAATGAGGTAGATTTAGGAACTGGTAATGCTTATAACCCTGAAGACGCATTAAGGTTGTATTTCCAAACAGGTAGTGTTGTAGGCAGAAGTTACACACAAGACGGTGAATTTAATAATGCTAGAGTTCCTATACAGCAACTTACAGCTAATAGTGGTGCTGGAAAATTACAAATGCTTATTGCTAATTACAATCATTATCTTGATATGATAAGAGCTGTAACAGGATTAAACGAAGCAAGAGATGGTTCTACGCCTGATCCAAATTCTTTGGTGGGTGTACAAAAGTTAGCTGCTCTTAATAGTAATACAGCTACAAGACATATATTAGATGGTAGCTTATATATTACCAGAACATTAGCTGAATGCTTATCAATTAGAACAGCTGATATATTAGAATATTCTGATTTTAAAGATGAGTTCGCTATGCAAATCGGCAAGTACAACTTAAAAATATTAGAAGATATTAAAGAATTATATATCTATGATTTTGGAATATTTATAGAGCTTGCGCCTGATGAAGAAGAAAAAGCTATGTTAGAGCAAAACATACAAATGGCGTTATCAAAAGGTGATATAAATTTAGAAGATGCTATTGATATACGTGAGCTTCATAATTTAAAAATGGCCAATCAGTTATTAAAACTTAAAAGAAAAAGAAAACAAGAACAAGAACAACAACAAAGGATGCAGGAACAGCAGATGCAAGCTCAAATGCAGATGCAAGCTCAACAGGCACAAGCTCAGGCTGAGGCTCAAAAAATTCAAATGGAGAGCCAAGCAAAAATTCAGTACAGACAAGCGGACGTGGCTTTTGAAATAGAAAAATTAAAAGCAGAAGCTGAACTAAAAAGAAATTTAATGTCTACAGAGTTTGAGTTCCAAATGCAAATTAAAGGTGTAGAGCAAGCAGGGTTAGACCAAAGAGAACAAAATAGAGAAAAGGCAAAAGATAAAAGAATAAGCCAACAATCTACTGAACAATCAAAACTTATTGAGCAAAGAAAGAATAATTTACCACCTATAAACTTTGAGTCAAACGAAGATAGTTTAGATGGTTTTGATTTAGCTGAATTTGAACCAAGATAATGTTTCGAGATTTTAATTGGCAAAGGTATAAAAATATAAAACACCCTTCCGACTCTTCATTAAAAACGTTAGGGGAAATAAAGTCTTTACAAAAAACACCGCTTGACAAATCGTTTGCGCAAAACTACGACAACATCTATAATGTTTATAAAAGGTTATTTAATAAAAGAACGCGAAAGTTTCCTGCTGATTTAGTCGAAAAAGTTTTGAAACAAAGCACAAAGCCAATATTAAAAATAAAAAACTACCATAATAGAAGACGACCAAATGTGGTTGCTAAAGATTTTGGTATTAATTTACCATTTGTTAAAATGGAATCAGCACAAACACCAGCTTTTCCTTCAGGTCATTCGGCACAGGCATATTTATTGAAAGAAATATTAAGCGATATGTATCCTGAGATGTTGCCTGAATTTGAAAAAGCTGCTAAAAATATATCCGAAAGTAGAATTGCAGCCAATGTTCATTATGAATCAGATAAAAAAGTTGGCGAGCAACTAGGCATGGATTTGTATAACTACTTCAAAACACTCTAAAAAAATTATAAATAATTGTATAACTTTGTAAAAAATTTAATCTAATGGAAATAAAAGTCAAAGACATTGGGCTGTCTACAGAAAAGTCCAAAGCAGAAATAGAACAAGAATTGCTTGAAAAGCATGAAGAAAAATTTGAAGGGAATCAACAAACTGAAGAAAATGTAGAAAATGTTGAAACCACAAATGACGCGACTCCAGTGGTTGCAGAGCAAAAAGAAGAATCGCCGGAGCCAGTTAGCGAAAGCGAAGCTGAAGAAAATAAAACTCAGTCGTCAGAGTTAAGTGACGAAGACGTTCTTTCATATATTAAAAATAGATATGATAAGGAGATAACTTCAGTAGATGATTTATTTGCCGAAAAAGAAATGGCACCTG